GTAAGAAGGGTCGTTGGGATTTTCCTGAATTGAAGAGTGTGGCTTTTGAGGAGTATAAGTTTTGGGACCCTGACACGGTAATTATTGAGGCGAAGGCGAGTGGTTTACCTTTGACGCATGAGTTACGCAACATTGGTATACCTGTTGTAAATTTCACACCTAGTCGTGGTAATGACAAGGTGAGTAGGGTGCATGCGGTGAGTCCTATGTTTGAGGCTGGTATGGTTTGGGCCCCGGAGGAAGTGTGGGCGGATGAGTTGATTGAGGAGGTAGCTGCGTTTCCTAATGGTGAGTTTGACGACTTGGTTGATAGCATGACGCAAGCGTTAATGAGGTATCGTCAGGGTAATTTTGTACAATTACCAACAGATGATTGGCAAGACGAGGAAGTTTCTGCTAGAGTACGATTATATTATTGACGGAGGTTGTCATGGCTCAAGGCGGATTAATGGATACGAACGTACCTAGTCAGTTAGACGAGGACGATTTACGAGCGGAATTGGAGTTAGAGATACCTGATTCTGGTTCTACGCCTATTATGCTGGATTCGGACATTGAGATAGAGATTGTTGAGTCTGACGACGGGGGTGTTCTGGTAGATTTTGATCCGGAGGACATGCGTGGTGAGAGTGAGGATTTTTATGGTAACTTGGCGGAGGAGATGCCGGACCGTGAGCTTGGTCGCATAGCGAGTGATTTGATGTCTGCGTTTGAGTCTAATCGTTCTGGTCGTCAGGAGTGGGAGGACACGTACAAGAACGGGTTAGATTTGCTTGGTTTTACTTATGAGGAGCGTTCTCAGCCGTTTCGTGGTTCTAGTGGTGTGACGCATCCATTATTGGCTGAGGCTGCTACACAGTTTCAGGCGCAGGCGTTTAATGAGTTGTTGCCTGCGAGTGGTCCTGTACGGACGCATGTTGTTGGAGATGAGACGCGAGCCAAGCAGGATCAAGCGAAGCGGGTACGTCAGTTTATGAATTATTATTTGACGAATGTGATGGAGGAGTACACTCCTGACATGGATCAGATGTTATTTTATTTACCGTTAGCGGGTAGTACGTTTAAGAAGGTTTATTATGATGAGACTTTGGGCCGTGCGGTAAGTAAGTTTATTCCTGCTGAGAATTTGGTTGTACCTTATGACACGTCTGATTTGGAGACGTGTCCAAATATTACTCAGATTGTTCGCATGGATTTGAATGATTTGCGCAAGCGTCAGTTGGGCGGGACATATTTGGACATGGATGTATTGCCCTCTCAGGGTGATATTACAGCGGTTCAGTCTGAGATGAACGAGATAACGGGTTTGGAGCCTTCTCAGATAGATTATGACTGTACGTTATTGGAGTGTCATGTTGATTTGGATCTGGAGGGTTATGAGGAGGTTGACGAGGATGGGGAGCCTACGGGAGTTAAGGTTCCTTATGTTGTAACGATATCTCAAGATAACGGTCAGGTATTATCGATTCGTCGTAATTTTCTTGAGGATGATGAGTTAAAGAAGAAGATACAATATTTTGTGCATTACAAGTTTTTGCCGGGATTTGGTTTTTATGGTTTGGGTTTGATACATACGATTGGTGGTTTAGCGCGTAGTGCGACTTCATCTTTGCGTCAATTGATAGATGCTGGTACGTTGTCGAATTTGCCAGCGGGTTTCAAGGCCCGCGGACTACGGATCAGGGACGATGACGATCCTTTACAGCCGGGTGAGTTTAGGGATGTAGATGCGCCGGGTGGTGCGATACGGGATAGTTTGATGCCTTTACCGTTTAAGGGACCGGATCAGACGTTATTTAATTTATTGGGATTTGTTGTACAGGCTGGTCAGCGGTTTGCGACGATTACTGATATGAAGGTTGGGGATGGTAATCAGCAGGCGGCTGTTGGCACGACGATAGCGATGTTGGAGCAGGGTTCGCGAGTAATGAGTGCTGTACACAAGCGTTTGCATTATGCGATGCGTTTGGAGTTTAAGATACTTGCGCGAGTGATGTCTGAGAGTTTACCGCAGGAGTATCCTTATAGTGTTGCGGGTAGTGACACGAGTGTAATGGCGAGTGATTTTGATGATCGTGTAGATGTAGTTCCTGTTAGTAATCCTAATATATTTAGTCAGTCTCAACGGATAGCGTTGGCTCAGACTAAGTTACAGTTAGCGACGCAGGCCCCTGAGTTGCATGACATGCATGAGATATATCGTGATATGTATGAGTCTTTGGGTGTTACGGATGTTGATCGTATAATGAAGTCTGTACCGGATGACGATCCGCGGCCCTTGGACCCTGCTCAGGAGAACATCAATGCGATGGATTTACAGCAGTTACATGCGTTTGCGGGTCAGGACCACGGGTCTCATATTATGGCTCATTTAGTTTTTGGTTCTAGTCCTATGGTAGGTCAGTTACCTCCTGTTGCGATGTCTTTACAGAAGCATGTATTGGAGCATATTAAGATACAGGCTGAGGAGCAGGCGATGCAGGCGATGGCTCAATCGGGTCCTATGGATGTAAGTCAGCAAGATTTGCAGTATGAGGCTATGGTTGCTAAGTTTATTGCGCAGGGTATGCAGCAATCGAAGCAGTTGTCGGCGCAAGTTTCTGGTCAGGGTCCTGATCCTTTGATCCAATTGAAGGAGAAGGAGTTGGAGATCAGGGCACAGTCGGATCAGGCGGATGCACAATTGGATCAGGCAAAATTGCAGCTTGATGCTAAGGGTCAGCAGATGCGTGGCGAGCAGTTTGAGAAGCGCCTATCGAGTCAGGAGCAGCAGACTTCGGCTCGTATACAGAGTGCGATGGAGCGTGAATTGTTAAAGCAAAGGAACAGATGATGGCTAGAACAGTAAAGATAGTTACGAATACACCGAAGGCGGCACCGAAGGCTGTACCTTACGCGGACATTAAGGGTCAGGGTCGTATACCTTACGGCGAGACAAAGGATGTTAAGGTTCCTACTACGATGAAGCGTGGTGTTGCTCGTGGAATGGGTGCGGCTGTTAAGGGCGGCGGTTATTTGGAGTGTTAGCTCTAATTTGAGTTAGGGTATTGGAGAATGATCGAGGTTGTCACTGCGATAACTATGGCCTCAAATGCGTTTTCCGCACTCAAGAAGGGTATGCAGGTAGGCCGGGACTTGCAGGACATGGGTGCGCAGCTTTCCCAGTGGGCAGGCGCGATGTCCGATTTAGATTTCTTGGAGAACAAGAACAAGAACCCCAGTGTGTTTCAGATACTGGGTGGTGGCGTCGAGAGTCAGGCGATGGAAATATTCGCTGCGAGAAAACGGGCTTCTGCCATGAGGTCCGAATTAAAAGATTATATATCAGTAGTTTACGGACCGTCGCACTGGGAGGAACTCTTGTCAATCGAGGCAGAAATCAGGGTTCAGAAACGGGAGAACGAGTACAAGAGACTTGAGATGGTACAATCCATTAAAGAGTGGGCGGCTGGAATAACCTTGTTTTTTATGCTAGTTGGTGGTTTATTTGGCCTTGTTTGGATTATGACATGGTAGAAACGAGGGTTTGGAATGGCTCATAAGGTTATAAACGATTACCAGATATTTCCTCGTATAATGATGTTAACTGTTACTATTCTTACTTATCAGGCGGTACATTGGTTTATGAAGCTTCCTGATCCATCCATTGCTCAATCGGGTCTTGTGTCTGTCTGTATGGGCGCTTTAACGGGTTGTTTTGGAATTTGGATGGGGCGCGAATCTTCACCTTCTGTTAAAGTCAGCGGACCTGAAAAATGAGATGGAAACTATATTGGCGTTTGTTCTCATCGTTACAATGGATGAGAGGGTTTATGACATGGGTAATGGGTTGGCTGTCTTTCGTGACATCTACCGTTGTGAGCAGTTTGCAACGGCTATTGAGAAAACTGCGAACAGCACTTACGTGGGTAACAGGGTTTTTTACGAGAACAAGGACAGTCTTACGGAGGCCAAGTGTCTTCCGCAATTTGTCCCGCAAAAAACAAAATTCTGGGACTAAGAGGAGAAGAAAATGATTACATTATTAGGAAGCCTGCTAGGGTTTGGTACTTCTTTTTTACCTGAAGTATTAAACTTTTTTAGAGCGGGTCAGGACCACAAGCACAAATTGGAGTCTATGCAGCTTGAAATGGACATGATGGCAAAGCGTAACGAGTTAAAGCTTAACATCATAGATAAGCAAGCAGAGATTAAGGAGACAGAGGGGTTGTATAAACATGACAGCATCGATGCTGGTTGGTTCATTAATGGACTTAGAGGTTCTGTCCGTCCTGTCATCACTTATGTTTTTTTTGGTCTTTTCGTTGCCATTAAAGTCACGGCATTAATTGCTCTTATGGAAGCAGGTAATGACCTTGGCAGATCACTATCTCTTATATGGGATGATTCTACATCTGGATTGTTTGCAGCTATAATAAGTTTTTGGTTTGGTGGCAGAGCAGTGTCAAAGTATATGAAGGTAAAACCCTAAATGAACGTATGGGCTGCTATTTTTTTACTTTGCACACAACAGGGTTGTATAACAGCGGGAAGCCCTTTGTTTAAGACAGAGGAAGAGTGTCAGTATGCCACTGAAGTTTATGGATTAAATCACGTTGCTGGAAAATTTACCGACCATGTTATACTAACATGGATGTGTGTATCATTTGGAGATATAGAAAATGACGTATAAACTTGGGAATAGAAGTAAGGAAAAACTTGAGGGTGTAGATGAGCGTATGATTGCGATTGTTCGCTACGCTATTAATGTGAGCAAACAGGATTTTAGTGTGATTTGTGGGCTTCGAACTCGCAAAGAGCAAGAGGCTTTAGTCGCTAAAGGGGCTTCAAAAACGATGAACTCCAAACATCTTGATGGGAACGCGGTCGATCTCATGGCTTATGTTGATGGGGGGAGATGGGAGTTGAATCTTTATGATGAGATCGCTGACGCTATGGCAGAAGCTGCCCGTGCGATAGATACAGCGGTTAAATGGGGAGCGGCATGGTCTGTTGGGGATATACGATATTGGGATGGCACTATGGAAGAAGCTATGAACACATATGTAGATTTAAGACGTTCGCAAGGGCGTAGACCCTTTATTGACGCTCCACATTTTGAATTGATGGAATAGGTCTTGCCTTCCTGTAAAAACTCAGTAGTCTGCGTATCAGATAAACTGGGACTTTATAGGAATGGATGAGATATTTATTGCGGAAGCCGTTTTCCGCATTATAAGAGAAAGGAGGCATGGTGTTGTTGATTTAATGCAATTTGGTAACGTCAAGTCTATGGAGCAATATCGTGAGCTTATGGGGAATTTAGAAGCCCTGAATCACGTGGAACAGGAACTCAAGGGCCTGCTAGATAAACAGGAGCGAAGTATTGACTAAAGCACAAGCGGTAGATTTAGAAGCTGTAAACCAAGGTGTATCAAGCCTTGAGGAGGCTTACAAAGAAAAATCTGAAAAAGTTTTAGACCCTGATCAATTGGGTCAATCTCTCTTAGAAAAAATGCCGAAACCAACTGGTTGGCGGCTGTTGATTCTTCCTTACAAGGGGAAGGGTAAGACCGAAAGCGGTATTTACTTGCCGGATAAAATTGTTGATGAACAGTCGATATCAACACAGGTAGGTTATGTTTTGAAGGTAGGTGAGCTTGCTTACTTAGATTCGGACAAGTTTCCGGAGGGTCCTTGGTGCGAGCAGGGTGATTGGGTGATGTTTGCCCGTTACGCTGGTTCTCGTTTTAAGATCGATGGCGGTGAAGTTAGGATTTTGAACGATGATGAGATTCTAGCTAAGATCGGTAATCCCGAAGACATTCTTCATTTCTAGGAGTAAAAGATGGATAAAGAAGACCAGATAGAACTTGATTTAGGTTCTGCGGAAAGCACGGAAGTAGAGGTAGAGTCTGAACTGACTGATGATCAGTCGGTTCAAGAGGATCAGTTTGATAAAGCTGAAAGTTCTACTCAAAAGCGAATAGATCGTTTAACAAAGAAAATGCGTGAAGCGGAGCGACGAGAGTCAGATGCTTTAAATTACGCTAAAGCCGTTCAAACGGAGTCTAACAGTTTAAAGAGTCGTATGGCTAATTTAGACAAAAACTTTGTAAACGAGTATACGACTAGAGTTACTACTCAGCTAGAGCAGGCTGAGAAAGACCTTGGTCGAGCTATGGAGATAGGTGACACGCAGGCTGCGGTTGAGGCTAATCGTAAGATTACGTCGTTATCTATTGAGAATGATCGTGCTTCTCAGGCGAAGCGTCAGCAAGATCGAATTGATACTCAGCAACAAGCACCGCAGACCGCGGCTCAACAACCTGTTCAGCAGGTTCGTCGTCCGGATGCTAAGGCTCAAGATTGGGCTACTCGTAATGAGTGGTTTGGGACTGACGACGCTATGACTTATGCGGCGTTTGGAATACACAAGACATTAGTTGAGGAAGAAGGGTTTGACCCGCAGACCGAAGACTACTATACTGAGCTTGACAGGCGTATAACTAGCAAGTTTAATATGCCTACAAATAATTCTAGCAGACGGCCCGTCCAGACGGTTGCTGGGGTTTCAAGACAAACATCTGGGCGCAGCAGTGGGAAGAAGGTTAGACTCACTCCTAGCCAAGTCGCAATAGCGAAGAAATTGGGTGTGCCGCTACAAGAATACGCAAAATACGTGAAGGAGTAAGAAAGATGTCTTCAGAAAACAGTGTCAGTCGCACTTCTCGCGCAAATCAAACTAGGGAGAAGACGGCGCAGCGTAAGCCGTGGGCTCCCCCGTCTATGTTAGATGCACCGCCTGCACCGGATGGTTTTAAGCATCGTTGGATTCGTGCGGAGACGCGTGGGTTTGATGATCGCAAGAATATTAGCGCCAAGTTGCGCGAAGGTTGGGAGCTTGTTCGTCAGGACGAGTATCCGGACTTTGAGAGCCCGGTAGTTGAATCAGGAAAGTATGAGGGTGTATTTGGGGTTGGCGGATTAATGTTAGCTCGTATCCCAGTTGAAACAATAGCTGAACGTACTGAGTATTTCTCTAAGAGAAATAAGGATCAGATTGAAGCTGTTGATTCTGACATGATGCGGGAGAACGCACATTCGACTATGACGATTAACAAACCTGATCGTCAATCTCGCGTAACTTTTGGCGGCTCTAATAGATAGACCGCCATTTTGCAAATGGAGCTAAGATATGGCTAATACACTAACAGGTGGCTATGGTCTTCGTCCTATTGGTAAAGTGGGTGGAAACGTTAACTCAACTGGTATCACTCAGTATGAGATTAAAAGTGACTACTCCACAGCTATTTACAACGGCGGTATTGTTATTCCGGTAAGCACTGGAACGATTAATATCACTGATCAAGCGGTTTCTCCGTTGGGTGTAATGGCTGGAGTTGAATATGTTGACTCTACTACCAAGAAGCGGACCTTTTTGAACTACTGGCCCGGATCAAACAACGTAAGCGTTGATACCAACTACCCTATTAAAGCGTCGGTCTATGACGACCCGTTTCAGCTTTATGTTGTGGCAGCGGATGGAACAAACACAAGTCGTGCAACAGCACAACTGGACGTGTTCTTAAACTGTGACATGGCTGCTGTAAACGGCGGAAGCACCGATACAGGGATGTCTACGGACATGTTGGACATCAGTACTGCGGCAACTACAAATACCTTGGATGTTCGAATAGTAGGTCTTTACGAGGACCCGTCTAATCTGGATTATTCAGCGGTAGGTCACCAGTACATTGTTCGTTTGAACGGTCACTTCAACAACGGTAACACTATCGCTGTTGGAACTTACGCAACAACTGGCATATAAGGGGGTTATAGAATATGGCTATTTCTCGCGCACAACTAGCGGCAGAGCTAGAACCCGGCCTAAATGCTTTGTTTGGGTTGGAATATGATCGTTACGAGAACGAGCATGGCGAAATCTTCGAAGAAGAAAGTTCTGATAGAGCTTTTGAAGAAGAAGTTATGCTTGGTGGATTTGCAGCGGCACCGTTAAAAGGGGAAGGCACTGCCATTTCTTTTGATGACGCTCGTGAAACATACACTGCTCGTTACACACACGAAACTATCGCACTGGCGTTTTCTATTACGGAAGAAGCAATTGAGGACAATCTTTATGATCGTCTGGCTTCGCGTTATACGAAAGCTCTTGCTCGTTCGATGGCTCAAACCAAGCAGATTAAAGCGGCTGCGATTTTGAACAACGCGTTTTCTTCAGCTAATGGCAATGCCATTGGTGACGGTTCCGCGCTTTGTGCAAACGACCACCCGTCTTTGTCTGGCAACCAAACCAACATTCTTGGTACAGCGGCGGATCTCAACGAGACTTCGCTAGAACAGATGATGATTGACGTTGCAGGTTTGACTGATGAGCGTGGTCTCAAGATTGCGGTTCGCGGAATGAAACTTATTATTCCAAAAGAGCTTCAGTTTATTGCAGAGCGTGTTCTTAACTCTAATCTTCGCAGCGGAACGTCAGACAATGACAACAACGCGATGAAGAATATGGGTATGTTGCCAGACGGTGCGGTGGTTAACCACTTCCTGACTGACACAGACGCATTCTTTGTTAAGACGGACGCGCCTAACGGGTTTAAATACTTTAACCGTTCTCCAATCAAAACTGCTATGGAAGGCGATTTTGATACAGGAAACATGCGGTTTAAGGCTCGTGAGCGTTATTCCTTTGGCGTTTCTGATTGGCGTTCTGTTTTCGGAACTCCCGGCGCAGCGTAATCTTAAACATCTTAGGCTATTGAAGGGGCAATTTCGGTTGCCCCTTTCTTTTTCTTTTTTCTTGTTGTACTGTTAGGTAATCCCTGACAGGCAAATCTTTTGCCTGACTTAACCCCAGACAGGAGATGATCATGGGTAATTCTACTTTTAGCGGACCAGTTCGGTCCGAAAACGGTTTCACCGTAATTTCAAAGAATGCTTCTACGGGTGCGGTAACAGACGTTGCTTCCATTGCTTCTACGGGTATTGTGACAAACAAGTACGTTAAGCACGTTGGTTTTGCCACTGGCGTTACAGTAAACTCAACAGCGGGTGACAGCCCAGCTATTGGCGAGTTCACACAGCCAGCAAATACAATTATCACTGACATTAAAATATTTTGTGACGTTGCTCCAGTTATTGGAACAGGTGATATTGGCTATGAAGTTGGCACATCTAGTTCAGGCGCACAAATCGTTGCAGCCCAGACTGATGAAATACTTGATGGCGGTACAACGGTTGTTGCACATAACGTAACGGTGACTGCATTAGTTCTTCAGACGCAAGATGGCACAACGGCTCCAGCTTCTGTTCAGTATACAGACACTGCAAGAACTATTTTCTGCAACATCACCAACACCGTTGATGCTACAACAGCAGGATCGTTCACATTCATTATTGAGTACGTTCAAATTGCGTAATTAATCGGGTGGGGTTAACGCCCCACCTTTTATTATAGGAGATTAATATGGCTGATGCTGTAGCGACACAGACGCTTATAGATGGTGATAAAAAAGTAGTTCA